ATCTCTTGCTCTTCCTCCACGTCCCAGCTCTTGCGTTCCTCTTCGAGGGCCCGCTTCAGGGCGTTGGCGTTGGATGGGATGTTCACGACGGACACCTCGAGGAGCTCCTGTCCGGCGTAGTAGTAGACCTTCGGATCTTCCCCGCGCTCCTCGTCTCCCATGTGGCCCTTCTTGGTCGCACGGAAGCCGACGGACACGGCATGGAGGGAGCCGAACTGGAGCTTGCGGAAGATCTTGTCGGCCTTCTCGTTCAGGTCAGCAGGCTCGAAGGTGATACGGACCACGAGCTTGTCATCCTCGACGAAGGCCACGCCCTTGCCGATCACGTCGTCCGGATCTGCGCTCTTGGTCCAGGAATCGCCGTACACGTCGTGCATGTAGCCGACGATGCCGTTGTTCTGGTAGCGCTGGAGGTCCCACTTGTCCACGGGGAGGATCGTCCCGTAGGAGTCGACGCTGCCGTCCGAGGCGACGAACTCGACCGTGCGGGTCTCCTCGTCAACCTTCCGGATCTCCGGTGCGTCGTTGAATCTCCTGATGATCTTGTTCTCGTCCATGTCTATTCGGCTGCGCTGGTGGTGACATTGATCTCCGAGCCGTACTGGTACACGTTGTTGTACTTGACGTACAGCTTGATGTCGTACTGGGTCGACGCCGTGAGGCTCGTGAGGGTTTCGTTGATGGACTTTGATGTGCTTGCCTGGTGGGTCCAGGACGAGGCGCTGTGCTTCTTGTAGGCCACGCCCCAGGTGGCGTCTCCCTTGTACCACGTTACGGTGCCGGTGACGACGATGCTGTTCTTCGTGACCGTGCCCTTGGTGGGAGCGCTGATGGTGGCCTTGTTGGAGCGGAACAGGTTCAAAACTGGTCTCGGTGTCATGACTATTCGTTTTTATCGTTATCGCTTCCGGAGGATGTCTTCGGGAAAAGTGAGGACAGCTCCTCGTCGGAGAAGCTGAACAGGAGTTTCAGCAGGGCCTTCTTCTGGTCGTCGCTCAGGTTCTCGTCCTGGAGGACGGAAACGAGCGACTGGGTGCCGCCAACGCCGAGACGCTCTGCTAGCAGCACCTCGTTCGCGTCGGTGTCGTTGCTGACGATGCTCTCGTTCTGCGGGTAGAGAAGGATGTCAAGACCCTCGGCGGCCTCGAGCCCCTCGAGGTTCCTGACCTCGTTCCGGCTCATGTAACCGTCAAGGATGGCGTTGTGATAGTATGCGCTGCGGGCCTGGGTGTCTCCGCGGAGCAGGCCGTCGAGGCTGAACTTCACGCAGTAGGCGCCCATGTCATTCCCTGTGAAGAACTTTCGCTCAAGCTCGTCCTCCAGGCGCTTCACCATCGGGCGGATGCTGTACTGGACGAACTGGATCGTCTGGTGCTCGATGTTGGAGAAGGTGGCGTGTGAGAGCTCGGACAGCATGTGCGGCGGGATGGAATAGATCCGCGCCACGTCGTTGATCGAGAACGTCTTGGTCTGGAGCAGCTGGCTTGCCTCGGGGCTCAGGTTGATGGCCTTGTACTTGAAGCCGTACTCCAGCAGGGGGGTCTCGCCGTTTCCTGCGGACGCCCTCCAATGCTCCATGAAGCGCTGGTAGTCGTCGTCACCGAGGGACTGATCCGTCTCAAGCGTGCCCTTGATGGCGCCGCCGGTGCGGAAGAAGTCCGCGGTGAACTTCTGCGCCGCAATGCCTTCTCCTATTGCCGCGGCATTATAGACGATGGGGTCGACCCCCACAAGCCCGTCAAGCGTGAAGAGCATGAAGTGGAGCATCTCGTGGTCCAGATAGGTGCCGTTGAGATATTCGAAGTCGGGGTCTTTCGAGTTGACCACGTACATCTTCTCGCCATTGACGAACACGACCTTCACCCAGTCCGGAGAGACCGGATGCAGGGCAGACGGCTTTCCACGGTCGTACTGGATCACGGCGTATGCGTTCCCCTTCCCGAGCATCCAGGCGATCATGGTGAACCAGAACGTGAAGACGTTCATGAAGGAGTTCGGGCGGTCGTGGAGAAGCGTGTGCACCGGGTGGGACGTGGCCGGCTCAAAGCCGCCCTCCGGTGTCCGGTGCATGACGGACTTCGGGAGACCGGCGATGTTTTCCGACAGGATCTTGATGGCGGCGAACACCGCCGTGAAGCGCAGGGCGGTCTCGGATGTGACCGTTACACCGGCGTCGATGCCATTGATGTACATGCCGGGGAACCCGGAGAATTGACTCACCGGGCCCAGCAGCCAGCTGCGCAGGACGGCCTTCAGGCCTTTGCGTTTAGGTTCCTTTGCCATTTCGTGCGCAAAATAGCATTAATCTGCTATAAAGATGCACTTTGCAAAGGGTTTAACTATGTAGTTTAGAGATATTTAACTGTGTACTTTTGAAGCATCAGTTCAATTACATTCGGACCGTCCGGAGTGTGTGATCCTGATAGGCTTTCTTCTCCGGTTTCTCCGCCGTCTTTGTGAGCCATCCGCCCACGGCGTCGACCAGGGCGACCACGCCGTCTATCTTGTTCCGGCTCTTGGCCTTGTCCAATTTCAGGTTCGCATTCGGATCGCGGTAGGGGACGACGTTCCTGAACATCCACCGGATCACCGGATTGCAGAGGAAGTTCATGTTGTGCTGGAGCACCTCGGTCTCCACCCACTTCGACGGCACCGACATGTAGCGGATGCTCTGCTGGTACGCCATCAGCTCGGACTCGTACCGCCGGAGCTTCGGCACCAGGTTCCACATGGCCCACGGATCGTATGCGAAGCACCGCACATTGTACGGCTCCAGCTCCTTCAGCAGGAAGTCGACGAACCAGTCCTCGTCCAGCACCTTGCCGGGGGTCACGGTCAGCCAGCCCTGCTCCTTCCACAGCCGGTAGTCCACACGGTCCTCCATCTCCTCCACCTTCGCCTCCGGGACGGCGAACAGGAAGCGGGCCACCTTCCTCTCGGGGAAGAAGAGGCAGACCGCCGAGATGTCGCTCTTGGACGCAAGGTCGAGGCCGACGTAGCAGTCCTCGCCCGTCAGCAGGGAGACGTCGAAGGGAGCGTTGTTCTCCTGAACGTCCTCGTCGGAGAGCCACACCTCCGGGGCGTCCACCCACATGTTCAGGTTCTTCGTCTGGAAGGCGGCCAGATAGGTGCCTCCGCGGAGCTTCGCCTCGCTGCATTCGGCCCTCATGTAGTCCAGGGAGAGGGAGACACCAAGGTTGGGGTTGACCTTCGCCCAGGTCACCGGATCGTCCCACTCGTCGCCCTCGTCCGGGCAGAATAGGAGCAGGAAGTGGTTATCCTTCTCCTTGACCCCGAGCAGGATGTCCTTGTAGACCTCGATGTCGGAGAAGTAGGGGTTGCTGGTGTCGGTGCCGGCGGTCGATATGGACAGGAGCATCGGCTGGCTCCGGGCGCCCATGCCGGTCTTGATGACGTCGTAGATCTCCGTGTTCGGCCATGCATGTCTCTCGTCGCAGATGGCGGCGTGGATGTTCAGGCCGTCCTTGTTCTTGGTATCCTTCGATAGGGGCTTGAACACCCCGGCATTTTTGGGCGACTTCATACCCCAGTTGTACGGCTTGGTGTCCTCGGCGAAGATGGACCGCCGGATGATCTCCGCGCTGGCATCATAACACAGGCGGGCCTGCGCCTGGTCGACCGCCGCGGTGTAGACCTCCGGTCCGGCCTCCCCGTCCTTGAGCAGGAAGAAGGCCGCGAAGACGGCGGAGAAGTAAGTCTTGCCGTTCTTGCGGGGGACGTAGATGTCCGCGTAGTTGTATTTCCGGAGGCCGGTGGCCCTCCTCTTGAGGCCAATGACGTTTGCGACGGCGAACAGCTGCCAGTCCTCCGGCTCGAAGCGGGAGCCGGCAAGCGGCCCCTTGTAGTGCTTGAACTCGCGGGCGAACCTGACGAAGCGCTTGAAGGCCTTCTCGTCGAAGTACAGGTCGGGGCGCTCCAGGTCCGCCTGCCACCTCTCGATGGCCTTGCGGACCATCATGCAGCAGGGGATCTCGCCGGAGATGTTGCGGGCGCACCACTCATGCACCCGCTCGATATCAGTCTTCCTGCTCATCCCACACCTCCGATGCCGTCTTGATGTTCTGCTCGTCCTTCAGGCGCTTGCGCCCGGTGGGAGTGAGACCGAGGAGCGCTGCCGTCTTCTCCATGGCGGTCTGCGCCTTCTGGAGGATGTCGACCGCCGGGTTCTGCTTCGTCTTCACGCCGTGATACTTGTCGTCCTCCACAAGCATGATCCCGTTCTTGTCCAGTTCCTTCGACGCGAGCCTGGCCAGCACTACGTTCCTGGAATAGGACGCGATGATGGAGACGTCGGTCGCCCTGAACAGGCCGCGGGAGTCCAGGTCGTCCACCACCTGCCGGAAGATCCTGCGCTGGGAGTCGGACAGGGACTTGAAGTCTCCGCTGTTGAAAACTCTTGTCTTCTCTTCTTGTGTCATATAGCCTTTTTTTTCCTATGATTCCACTTTTTGCGCGACAAAAAGGACGGGGATGGGGTTTTGGACGATCGTCAAAAAGAGATTTCGACCCCCTATCCATTCCTATTTCGGAGCGTGTTCCTTCTTCCATCGCTCAATCCTGGCCTTGTCCCGCTGGCCCTTACGGTTGTTGCAGTCCTCGCACAGGGACTGAAGGTTCGTCCGGTCGAAGAAGTTGTCCGCGCAGATGGGCCACGGGACGATGTGGTCCACGCAGGTCGCGGGCCTGATGATTCCCCTGCGGAAGCATTCCGCGCACAGGGGATGCTCCGCCCTGAACGCCCTGGAGAGCTTCGCCCACCTGTACGTGTGATAGGGGGCGGCTGACGATTTCCTCGGTCGGTCCTTGTAGGTCTCAGTCTTCGGAGGCCTCGGTGTGTCCCACGGTAGTTTCATGCCATCTCTTCTTCATCAGTTCACGGCGTAGGCATCCGCAGCTGCGGACCCTTCCGGCCATGAGGTTGTTCTTGTGCACACGGACCTCCCTGCCGCAGTCGCACCGGCAGAGCCACATGGACTGCCATGCGTTGGTGTAGCCGTCCCACCTTATGGCGGTGAGGCGTCCGAACCTTTGGCCGGTGATGTCCTTTGCTCTCATCGGGTCTCGGCGTCAGGTGTACTCGATCCCTTGTGCTGGTAGCGGAACATCTCCTCCAGGACGGAGTCCTTCGTGATGCTGTAACCAGGCGTGAGTTGCAGGTCGGCGAGCAAGCCGTTGGGGTTGTTCTCGACCTTCACGTTGACGATGTTCACGTTCCAGTTCCCGTTGATGGTCACGCCCGCGTCATCGGGGATGACGGAGGCGAACATTTTCAAATCCTTTCCGGTAATCATTGGTTTAATTGTTTTAGTTGTTTTACAGGTACGATTCCATCCGTCCCATCTCGCACTCCAGATCCTTCAGCCGGTCGGCGTCCTCGGGATCTGGGAGGTAGATGCCCTGCTCTGCGGCCCACCTCTTGAAGCGGTCGATGCTGACCGACATCTCCTCGGAGGTGAGGTCCGCGGACGAGCGGAGGTAGCAGACCTTCCCGAGGTAGGGGTCGTCCTTCCTGACGCAGAAGAAGTCCGGGTTGACGTGACGCTTGTAGTAGTGTTCCTTGCAGTGCTCGAGTGTGACGCCGAAGTGCATGGCGACGGCCCCGAGTATGAGGTGCAGGTATCGGTTCTGGCTCTTGGATCTGCCGGTGCATTCCCTGAGCTCGACGGTGGCGCCCTTCGCCACGAGGGCGGCGGCCCTTGCGTTGAACTGCATCCGATGCAGCATTACTGTGAGGTTGTATGTCATAGTGTCGGGTGTTGCTTGAAAATGTAATACCTTCTCGGCTGCGCCTCCAGCCGTGTCGCCCTCTTCGTCTCCCTGGTCCAGTAGGCGATGATGTTCTCCTCGTCCAGGACGTACCCGCGGCGCTTGAGGTAGCAGCGGTCCTTGATCTTCTGGAGCGGCTGCTGCTTGACGCGGAGGTCGGTCCTCTGCGGGAGCCCGAACCATGCGCGGGCCTTCTCCTCACGGAAGGTGGCCCTGCGCTTCTCCGCGGCCTTGCGGTGGGCGTTATTCCAGCGCCTGGTGCCGATGCGGGCCTTCAGGCTCTCGCCCTTGCGGTAGCGGAACTCCTCGGACCTCGGGATGACGTACCCCTTGGGCGGGTAGGTCCCGTTCTTCAGGTGGGACTCCTTCGCTGCGTCCGCGCATTCCTTCTGGCACTTGTGCATGAACTGCTTGGTCTTCTTCAGCCCCAGCTTCCGGACGATCCGGTGGAAGGTGCTGAACTTGAGGCCGAGCTTCGCCATGAGCACGTCGTTCTTGGTGTTCTTGTAGTGCCGGACGAGGTACGCTTCCAGCTCGGGCGTGAGGACGATCTTCTGGGTGGTCATCGCAGGGCCTCCTTGGTCTTCATGTACATGTCGTAGAGCCCGCGGTAGGACTCCGGCAGGGCGAGCACCTCGTCCATCCTCCTGACGAGGGCGTGGACGGTGGAGTGGTCGCGGTTGATGGCGTCGCCCACCTCGGAGAGGGAGTAGCCCTCGGTGCGCAGGATCTTGGAGACTACGGCGCGGATGTCGGTGTTGACGGACGTGCGGGCCTTGCCCAGGCGGAAGCCCACGACGGCCTCGGCGGCGGCGAGCACCACCTTGTAGCGGAGCTCGCAGGGCGTGAGGTCCTTCCGGAACGTCCTGGACTCGACGAAGCGGTCCAGGATCTCCTGGTAGTATTCCCTCGGCCTCGCGGTCGGTGCGGCCTCGACGTTGACCGAGATGGCCATGATGTCGCGGACGTCCTCCCATGTGAGTTGTGTGGTAAGAATCGGCATTGCTTTAAGTGTTTAAAAGGGTGCGGCGGAGGTGTACTAAAACGTATAACCTATGCAGTAGAAAATTCCTGAATACTTGACCAATTAAAAGTCCCCCTTCAGGGCTCGCGCCTGGCTTTTCCGCACCCTGTGGTTCATTTAGTCATCATGCGGTAGATCATAATCACGGCCACGACGGCCATGAGGCAGAACATCAGCACCGGGTAGTAGGTAGCCATGTACGCGAGGGCGTACACGATCACCCCGAGGCCGAGGACGATCAGGACGGCCTTTCCCAGCGCCTTCCAGTCGAACCGTCTGGGCGGTTCATCCTCGAGGATGTCGAGCAGGTCCAGCACTTCCTGGTAGGCCTCCAGCTTGCAGTTGACCTCCATGGCCTTCTGGGCGGCGCTGCTTCCGTAGGGGAGCTGCTTCCGCAGTTCTTCGATGCCGTCCTTGACGGCCCTGTAATCTCTTTTCATAACGCTACGCTGAATGTTTTGTCGTCTCCGTGTTCTTCCCGGAAGAGGTCGACGGCGGCCAGGAAGTCCTTGGCCTCGATGACGCACGAGGCCATATTGTCACCCTCGAGGTAGACGAACTCCCACCGGCCCGGTCCCGAAGGCTCTCCGTCCTTCTCCGGATCTTCGTCATAGAATCCCGTGCACTCCTCGGCGGCCTTGTCAGGCTCCTCGATGGTGATGGGACGGCCCAGGGCGTTGCACCAGGGCTCCGTGTAGTGCTTGCGCTTGAAACAGGTCTTCATTGTTCTCTCGTTGTTAGATCCCGAACACCAGCATGGCTGCGTCCCTTCCGTGCTCGTTGGTCCTTCCGTCGTAGCCGGTGATC